TGATCTTACCATGAGCGCGAGGATGCTTAACAACAAGCGTACCAGTCATGTCAACGAAGCCACGCTCGCCACCACCTTGGTTTTCAAGGCGAGTTGCACCCATTGGGATAAGCGTATTGAATCCAATATACTTTGGATTTATGACATAACCACGGCTAGTTGCAGGCATACAGCTTGGATTGCCATTAAGAAGGCTTACAATGCCGAAATCCGATTCATAAAGTTGAACGGAAAGAGTAACCTTTTTAGAAGTTGCATCTTGCATAACATTATAAACTTGGCCATTTGCAGAGCCAACTCCAGAACGTGTAAATCCAGAAATCGCTTTACGAAGAGCAACACCAGCGATACAAGTAAGCGAGTTAGCTTCGCCATTTTCGGTAAAGATCGAACCAATGATTGTATTGAATGCACTTTCAGTAAGTGTTCCACCACCAGTTTGAACCGAATCAGTTGGAGTTTGATATGCAGTTGGAACGCCGCTAACAGTACCTGTAGCAGCAGGGGTAAGCCACTTACCAAGTCCACGAAGGGCATATGGAGTACCAGCACCATTTTCAACAGTCAGATCATTATCCGAGCAGATTGCAGCCTCAACATCACGCTTCAATTCACGCATGCACTTAGCTTCAGCTTGAGCCACGTTTGCAGGGCCAACCGAGTTAACTGCATTTTGCAGATTGGAGACAAGATAGTCTCGACGGAAGATTTGAACATAGTTTCCAAGACGAGCGCGATCAGAGAACTTATCGCTGAATGAGGTAACATCAGAACCTTCGGAAATGCCAGTAGTAACTGGAGTTGCAAGTTTATCAGCAGTCCACTCGCTATATGTACCAGAAGCACGACCCTTTGAGGCTAAACTCAAGAGTGGGGTTTCTTCTGGTGCGAGCAAGGTCAACTCATTGCTGAGATCCTCGCGGTTACTGATTGCGGAACCCGTACCCGTTTTTTGGGCTGGGGCATTTGGATTGTATGTAGCGGAAATAGCCATTTTGGTAGATTTTTAGATATTGAAAATTAAATTACTTGAATTTTGAAATGCGAGCAGCAATCCAATCCTCTGGGCGACCAGAAGATTCAAATCTTTGATATGCGTCTTTGTTTTTCTGAGCAGGCTTAACGCTAGATTTTGCAGCTCCAGAACCAACTGGGTTTGACGGCGGACTTGCCTTCAATTTACTTCCCATTACTGGAGTTGTGCTTTTTAGCTTTTTACCTGCAAAGATAGACCTTACAGCATGACCAAGAATATATTCGATCTGAATTCCGATTTCTGGGATTTCTTTTCGGACTCGTTCGATGAGTGGATCAGCAATGAAACTTGCGTAGTTCTTGCCAATTTCGCTTTCAGAATCATTGATTTCTGGGACTTCTTGCTCGATTGCTGCAACATATTGCTTATTAAGTTGATCGTATTGAGCGATCTTTCCAATATGTTGTTGTTGAGCAGGAAGATACTTTGTCAGTGCTTTCCTTGAGTTTACGTTAGCATTTTCAATCTGCAATTTGGTGAGCTCTTGACCTTGGTATTCGATAATATCATCGTCATCGTATTTACGATATTGACGAAGAAGATCATCTGTTGCCTCAATCACAGCTTCATATTCTTCAAACTTATTCTTAATCTCTTCAAATGTCTTGAGAGAGCGAATGGATTCTGGAATATCATTTTGCGGAACTTCTCGCTTTGATTCTACAACTTGAGGTTGAGCCGTGAGCTTCTCTTCAAGGGCTTTCTTTTGGGCCGTAAGTTCTCCAATTCGTTGAAGAAGTCGGCTTTTCCCCTTTTTAGCAAGCTCTTGGATCTGCTCAGTTGAGAGATCTAGGAGATCAATTTCATTTTGCCCTTCCGATTCTTCCTCATTCTCCTCTTCTGATTCTTCATCGGACTCCTCAATGTCTTCGCTTTCTGAGCTGGCAAGATCATCTTCCTCCTCTGTCTCCTCTTCAGATTCTTCTAAAGGTTCTTCTTGGGATGCAGTTGCTTTTCCAATACGTTGAGCGATTAGCTCTTCGATTGAGATGTTTGACACTGGTTCTTCAGCTCCAGCGATAGCTTGATTATTGCTCATAATTAAAACACTAGTTTATACGCCCTAGCGAAGGCGATGAGCGGAATGTAATGTAGCATTGATGCATTTGTCAATGTAAAGTTTCAATAGTTACATTAAGACAAATATGCAAAAAGAGAGGCTAGAGAATTAACTCTAGCCCCTCCCCGAACACCTAATATGAAACTCAGAACACAACTACTGAGGTGAGTGAATATGCAATAAATTCAATAACTCGTCAAGAGTAGAAATCGAACCTGCAATCTTCATCACATCATTTGTGTCTTGTGCCATGCGTAGGTCAGCAAAGAACCTTTCGCGCTCATCACGGACAAACTGAATAATTACCTTAAATTCATCTCGATCAGAGAGTGATTCTACGGCTTGCTGAATTGTCGGCTTTGGCAATGGAGTCATGTTATTTACGCTTAGAGATGCCAGCTTGACTTAATGCAATGGCGACTGCTTGCTTGCGACTTTTCACGATAGGAGCTTTCTTTGGCCCCTTAGGATTAACCCCAGCATGAAGAGTCCCAGATTTATATTCTCCCATTACCTTAGCTACTTTGGCTTGCTTTGCTGCTTTTGTTTTTGGCTTTTTCATAGATTATTTTGTTGATTTTGATCCTTTGCAATGCCATTTACGGCGTGATAAGTTATTTGGTGAATTTGGATCTGACTTCCAATCACCTTTAATCTTTGCAGAACGAGCGCAATATGAATTTCCTTTGGCGGTGCCCGGGCGAATTCGATCTTTGCCGTCAGCGGCCTTGCCAGCTTGACCATATTTAATGGTCTTTTTGCGGCCAGTTGCAGGATTAGTGATTACTTTTTTAAATCTTTTTTCCATTACTTTTTCTTTGCTGTTTTGGCAGCCAGTTTAAAATCTTTAGCTGTTGGCGCATTTTTGCTTCCGACTTTGTTCATTTTCTCTCCACTTCCAGCTTTAATGCGCTTGCGTTTTGCAACGATATTTGCGTATAATCCTTGTTTCATATTATTTAATTTCCCTGCGAATAGCTGATGAATCTGTTCCTCTTGCCTTATTCCTTTGTGAGAATTCTCTCATAGCAATACTGATTTCTCCGGGGCCAGACAAATCGCCTCTTTTCCTTCTCTCATGCTCTTGTGCCATATATATATTCTCGTCGCGCTGAGCTTTTATTTCACTTGCAGCTTCTTCTTTTTTCTTTAGATCGGCATAAAATTTATCATACTTATTGAACGGAACAGAGATAATATCTGTAATGGTTTTTTTTAATAGTTGGCATATTCTTATTTAATTGTTGATTATTGATAGAGATTATTGTTGATTCATTTGTTGAGTCTGCATTCCGCCCATTTGGGCTGGAGCAGTTCCGATTCGTCCAATCTGAGCGTTTTGAGCTTGTTGAAGCATAAACTGGTACTGACCAGCATACTTCTGAAGTCTTGCCGCAAATGCTTCATCTTGTTGTGCGCGTTGTGCGATGTCTGGCTGTTGTACATATGCTTGAACCATTTGCATTGCCACTTGCGCTCCATTGGCTTGTGCAGGAACCTCGATTCCAGAGAAGATTTTCGCGAGATCATCCGTAACCGCTTTAGCAATTTTTTGCTGGGACTCTTCAGCAGGTTGCAATACATAATCCGCGAAAATTGGGTTGATAGATGCTGCTGTAAACTCAAGCATCTTATTGACATCAATGATTCCATTGCGATCCATCTGAACAAGGCTCACCATATTTTTAAGCTGCATATCAGCAGTTTCTGGATCACTTGCTTGAGAGTCAAAAGCAACAGTAATTGAGAAGTTCTCATCTGGATTTCCCTTTGACATTACTTGTGGATTTGGATTGCCAGTGACTTGGAAGAACACTTCGTCTGGCCCCATGCGTTGATAAAGTTTCCAAGCAAGGGCAAGAACATCACGAACATGATCAAGGAATTTCCCAACATAGAATTGCTGACGAATAGCAGAAATTGGATTGCTCAAATCAAGGCCAACTGCACGATCCGCTTGGAGACGCATTGACTGCTCAACTTCCATTGATCCTTGATCCATTTGGGGAACAGGGCCAAAAGCAATCTCACCAAGACGGCGGTAAGGAACCCTCCGTCCCGGCCCCCAATCAGACGGAGGACGGCCAGCGGGGTGCATGATCGGTGGGAGAGTAGCAATAGATGCCCTGTCTACACGCGAATCACGCTCAGTCTTAATCTGCATTTGCGCTCCACGAAGAATGTCAGAGAATGTCTGAACTTCGTACATACGCTTTTGATCATTTGAAAGACGAGTAACAACAAATGGATAATCATCATATCCATTGAGTAACTCATGTTTTGCATATCCATCTTTCTGAGGATGGAATACTGTGCAATAAATTCCTTCAGAGCCATCTTCTTGATCAATTAGGCGTTGATAGCCATAAACAATCATTATCAAGTCATTATTATCAGTAAGTGGTAGACGAGTAACAGTCTTTAATTTTTCTCCATCAATATACATTGAATCCTTACCACGGAACTCTTCAATCATTGAGCGAACCCAATCTGCATCCCATCCCTCGTTTGCCACTTTTTTCTCAATCTCTTGAGCTGTCATAAAGGTTCTCCAGAATACATAAGGACTACGTTGTGGATCTGAAACATATGGAGGAAATAGAATTTCTCCATCAGATGAACAAGCATGAACAATAGGGCAATCAACAGACAGGCGAGGAATTGGAATTTTAGCTTTTCCAGTAATACGAAGATCCTTAATAGCCTTTTTACCACGTTTTGCACTTAAATCTGGAAATGCTTGTTCCAACATGGCAAGAATTGTTTCATCATCATTACCAGAAATGATAAGATTTGCCAGATCTGGTGATTGTTGAGCAATTTGATCAAGCGAAACTTCTTGCAGGAATGTGCGTTTTTCACGCTTCCATCCAACATATGAAACCATAATACCCTTTTCTAGCAGATAGTTTGCTCCAAGTTCCATTTCATTACGGAAATTTGGGATATAACTTGAACGCATCCACTTCAAGAACGATGAAACCATTGCAGCGCGAGGCATAGACGCCATACTTGTTGGGAATGCCTTGATATGACTGCGACTTAATGCTTGGTCAAGAATAGACACAAACATATCAATCCGCTCACCAACAATATTTACTTCTTGATCACTTGCACCTTCCCACGGAAATGCATTTGCCCCATGTTTTCGGAGATCATCAGATTTTCCATCCCAGATATTACGACGATCTTGATAAGATTGCTGGCAACTTTGAAAGTATTCATCAAGCTCAACAAGAACATTGTCATAAGCCATTGCCAACATATTGACATCTGGCTCTTCCTCGACATAAATTAGTGAGTCATCGCTGACTTCTGCTTCGTATTGATTCATGGTAAATAATGGTAAATCTCTTCGTCTTTTGCCTTTTTAATGGAAATCTGCTTTCCTATTAACCTATTTGATAGCTTTCGTCCACAGCGGATATTGATTGCAAAGCCGTCTAGCCTTCCAACCACAAAGTCTGGATTTGGACATTTCCTCAAAACAAGGATATTGTTAAAGATTTGATCTTCAGAAATATCTTCATCCAATGGCATTGCCATAATTTCAGCTACACTATATAGCTTTAGTGGCTTAATTTCTTCTGGTTTATCCATCTTTTGGGGACGGCCTGCTTTTTTAACTACTTTTCTCATATCAATATCCACCACCTCCTTGGATGGTTGTAAATGTTTTTGCTTCATCTGCATGGTCAATTCCTGCAACTGCTGCATATCGGAGAACATCAATAGGATCTTTCCATGCTTCTTTCAAGCCTTGTTCTCCAGTATACTCAGATAATGCTGCAATAATGTTTTCGCAGTCTTTTGAAACATAGAATTTAGGACGATTCACCGAATCCATTGGTTTTGCTGTATCCCATGACATCTTGCCAATTAGAAGCTGTAATCCATCGTCAATTTCGAGTCCCGGAGCAGGAATACAAACAATGCCAGCATCAGATAGGTCTTCAATGATACTAGAAGCCCCATCAGCGGCTTGATAGCGTGCGGCCCCTAGTCTTGGGTCAATAAGGCGCTCAACGACCTCCTCATCGTTCTCAAGATCAAGAATAAGATCAGCATAATCTCTAATGCCGTATCCTTGACCCTTAGCCCCTTCTCCACCAATCCATTTCCCAGACTTCCATTCAGCCCAATCTCCGACATCAATCCCCGGCCATTCGCGGTAAACGTAAAATGTCCCACTTGCATCAACTGCAATCCAGCACATAAACCAGTTTTTTGCTCCAGCAGGGTCAATTACATGGTATCTTGTAATATCTTCAGTTGGAATTATCTCTGGAGCAATTACATTAATTGCTGTGTTAAACTTAGGAAATTTAGTTGCTTGAGATTTTACTGGGACTCCATATGCCCGAATAAGAATTTCTTCTCTTGAGCGGCCAATAAGTGTCTCACGGATTCGATCATATCCTCCAAATGGATTATCTTGAGAATGAAAATAATGGATTGAAGCATTGCGTTTCTTGCTTCGCTGTACATATGGAACTAGCTCTTTTTTGAGCAATTCTGCTTTGCGAGACTCAACAATAGTAGCTCCATCAAGATATTCTTTGATAACTTCAGTCCAGCCATCAATAGGAGTGAATGTTACAAGCATCTTGGCATTACGAGTAGCTAATCGAAAGCGGAGAGTATTGATAAGTTCTGGCCCAAGAAGATACTCGTCAAGCCAAACACCAATGTTATGCCAAGTAGGATTACGACTTCCTAGTTCGGCACCTTCTAAAATCGTAGGATTATTCTGATATTGTGAATAAGTCTTAAAAATGATCTGGCTTCCATTTGGCAAAATCAGTGACGAATCTGTAAATCCATTTTTCTTGGTATAGCTGATATATGCGTTTGCTGAAGTTTGCTTTGTCTTCATTTCCGCAGGAAGCCAATCATAAACTGCGCTTTGTTGCTGACGAATTGAAACTTCTGAAGTTTGGGCAAAGCAAAAGATTTCAGACTTTGGATTCTCAACTGCTGCACGAACAACGGAGAATGCACCCCACTGGGTTTTTCCGCTTCGGTTTCCTCCTAATGCTAGGATTTCATTAACTTCATCAAGCTGTTCTTCAGCTTTAATCCAGTGGGGAAGTCTAAATCCAAAGCGATATGGGTCTTTCTCTGAATTATCAATGGCATCATGGTATGCCTTATGAAGATCCACAAGTTCTTGTGGTTCCATAAGCGCAATCTCATCGTCATTTGGAGGAGATAGAATCTGATGCTGCTTCCAAATCATTTACTTAAATATAAAGAATTTTCAGAACAAATAATTTGTTTTATGTCATATACTGAATAACAAAATTCACAAGTGTATGTATCATCTTCTTTTGGAAATGAACCTCGGTTACCAGAACATAATGATAATGAATTTTTTTTACAATGATTACATTTTTTCTTGCTGCGTTTTATTTTCTTATTTAATAAAATGTCTAAAATCTCTCCATTTTTTGCTTCAGAGACATAATCTGCATATGCTCTACACATACATTTTTTTTGAAATCCATTTTTATTTATTATTAAATACCTATAATTGAATTCATCAATATATCCATTCTCAATAGCATGATTCATTTGAGAAGTAATAGGCTCGTCAATTATGTCCATTATTCGATAATTTCAGCTTCGATTGCTTGGGATTTAATCCGCTCTGCAATCCTTGCTTTAGTCTCGGCAATCATTTTCATTGCGTCATCAATAGATGCGCCCTTGCGATGTTCGATAACCATTCCTGCCATGCCAGTCAACTGAGCTGCTTTATCGGTCATAATGCCAACAGTAAGGGCCAGCTTATCTGGAGAAATCTTAGATAGAGCCTCTGAATCATTTGATAATTGTTCAGCCTTCTCAAATAAAAGATCAGTGTATTCTTGAGCTGCAATAGCATAACGCATGGAGAATTCTTTGCGCTTTGTCTCAAGCGTGTCATTGTGTCTCCATTCAAGTTTGCGAATAGTTTCATGTCCAAGACCAGTCTTTTGCGAGATTGCCTTAATCCTTGCTCCTTGGGCCAGCATCCATAGAGCTTGAGCCGCAACTGCTGGAGCATAGTGTTCAACTGAACCCCTTGGAAGATTTTTAGCTCTTTCCTTAATCTCAAGAAACCAAGCAGACTTCTCTTCCCTTATGTTCTTATACTCGGGCAGTTGTGTTTGAGTTTCATCGGTCATTTAGCTTTTTTAATCTTTACCTTGCCAGAATGCAATTCTTTTTTCAGTTTGATCTGCTCCTTTGAGGTTAGTGGACTCACCTTGCTAAGAAGATAGCCAACTTGTTTCATTGACTTGGTTTTTACTTTTGGTTTTGCTTTCATGATTATTATCGTCCGATTCCAAATTTTTCTTGATACTGCTGAGTTTCTTTACTTGTAGTTCCAAGATTATTCCCTAGCCATGCAGACCATTCCGGATTGTATCTCCCACTTTGTGTCATGGCCTCGATTCCAGCAGATGTTTTTGCAAGTTTCAACATGGTATTTGATACATTTTTCTTAAACTCTTCTTCAGTAATTTCCTTTCGAGCAATGTTGCGGAGAAGCGGAACTAAATCACCAGTTCTATATGCAGCAGACATCCAAGTATTTCTAATTCCAGAGGCGATTCTTTCAATAGGGAAATACCATTTGACTCCACCATCATTGATTACTCCACCTCCTTGCGGAATTCCTTTTGCAATAGGTTTGTTTTTTGCTGCTTGCATCAATCTTGATGCGGAAATTACATTATCTACTGTTTCGTCACCAAGAATACCACGAAGAACTTGCACACGTTTTGGATTTTTTGCAAAGTCTTTAAGCAGTAGTTTGCCATTCCATAGCAATTCACCATGAATTCCATACTCACCACTTGGAGGATATTTAGCAAACAAGTGTTCAGCCATGTCTCCAGATAGAACCTTTTTATCGGCATCTGGCATGATTGCAAGAAGTTTTTTAAGCTGATCTGGATTTGCGTTCCATAACGCTTCTGGGAATTCTCCAGAAACAAGAGCTTCTCTATGACCATTCAAAGCAATCTTCATCAATGAATCATTTTTAGTTTGATCCACACTCATTTGATTTTGAATTCTTTTCTCAATGCTATTTCTTAGTTCTTTTTCTGAATTTCTAGAAAGAGTTCCAGACAAATCATCAATATCTTTCATTGTTAATTTTGCTGGATCAAGATTTTTAGCATTAATTGCATCTTGAAGAGAGTATAACTTGCGAATCATATTATCTCCATATGCTGAATTAGGTTGCCCAGCACTATTGAATCCAAATAATGATCTTACAACATCTTCATCAAAATTAAATCCATCAACTTGACGGCCAGATTGATTTGATATTCCAATGTTTTTGAAATATGCATTTTGAAGACGTTTCACTAATTGAGATGCAACTGCTGGATCACCAACGCTTAGTGCTGTAACTGCATCTGTGATTGTCCTAGGACTACTTAATATGGAATTTACTATTTGAGTCTCGTCCATATTTGGCTTACCACTAGAAAGTTCTTTTAAATACTTTCCGATAGTTCCTTCCTCAAATCCAAGTCTTTGATTAAAAACTTGAGTTGCATTATTCCATTCATCAAGCAAACCTTGATTGTCAAGAATATTATTTCTAAATGTTCTTATATCATTTGCTGCTGTTCCAGCAACTTGTTTTGATGCTGTTGCACCAGTCATTCCAGAATCTGGATATGCTTCCGAGAACGTTCTTACAGTATCATTTAATTGCTTAATATCTAAGTTTCCAGAAAGCTGCTCAAGTCTTGCACGCTCAAGTTGAAGTTGTGCAATTTTATCTGGATCTGTTACTGATTTCAACTCATTATCAATGCTTGTGATTTTTTTAAGATTTTGTGGACGCGCTCTTAATGCATCTAACTCAGCTTGAAGTGTTGGATTTCTAAGAACACTACTATAATAATTTTTTTCAATAAATTTAGCAAGTTCAATTGGGTCTACTGATACTTTTCCTTTTGCTAACTCATAGAATGGAGCATATGTTTCATTCTTGATATCATTAGCCTTTGCTTCAGCTTTGCCAAGAGCTTGAAATAAATCAGATCCAAGTTTATGAGTATCTTCAAGACCACCAAATACTAAACTTTGGGTTTGCTCATCAAGATTCGATCTAAGGATATCTCCAGCTTTTCGATCATACAAGCCAACCATATCAGCAGTGATCTGTTGGGCTTGTCGGATATTGTCTAATGTGCTTTTATAGAGTGCTGATGACTTTTGAGCAGGAGTCAAATCTGATTTTAAGCCTTGAAGACGCTCAACTCCAATTTGAATATCTTTTGCAACTTGTGAATTTGGACGATCTTGGGCAAGCTGTAGCCATTTTTTATTCTGAATTTCTCCACCTTGAACAAGTTGAGCAACATTCATTGAATATCCCCTTGATGCAAGATCTTCCTCAGCTTTTTTAAGTCCTTGATAATACTCGTCAACTTTAGCAGTTCCCATCTTTCTTAGGAATGGGCTTGCTAATTTACCTGCTCCATATTCAAGGCCTGCCCCAAGAAGTGCTTCGGTTGACCGTTTGCCAAATGATTCAGCAAGTCCATCTCCAGCACCAAGATAGGCTTTCATTATCTGATCTTGAAGTGTTCCGGCAGCAGCATATCCAGCGGCTCCACCAACTGCTGTGGAAGCAATGGGAGGTGCTCCGGGAAGTGCAGATAAGCCAACGCTTCCAAGAATAGATCCTGCTAATGGAACAATTTCTCCTAGTACTGGTAAGGCATCTTTTAATGATCCTCCCATTTCATTCATTGCAATCCACTTGCCTATTTCATTTTTCACAAGCCTAGTTGGTGATCCTCCAACATTAACAGTCTTGACATTATCTTTGCCATACTTATTGATAAGATATTCATCTTTTGACTCATCTCTCAAGAATCCGTCAGCAGTCCTATCAGTATATCCAAGCCCAGTGGTTACATCAACAGGCTCTCCAATAAATTTTGATAATGCCTCTGCTGTCTTGTTTTTAATTGCCTCATCACTAAATGATATTTGAGCATTTATGTCACCAAGACCATATGTGAGATATTTTGAATTCTTTAGATCATCAGCAAGTTGGGCTTTTAGCTTTTCTTCTTCTCCAGAAAATAATTGTATTTTCCCAAGAAGTTGAGTAGCTTGTGCCTTTTTTTGTTCTGCACCATATGGATCTGATTCTGAGAGAGATTGAAACTCACTTGATAATTGTCCAAATTGCTGTTCAAGTTGGCTTTGACCAGCTTTTACTAAATCTAAATCTTCGTATAGTCCCATTTTATTTAAGTTTAAGTCCCATCGCTTCTGCTTCTCTAAGAACTTCTGGCGATAGATTTGATTTTGGCATTGACACTTTTAGTTCTGATCCAGCAACATCTTTAATTCCAGTTGCAGGAATCTTTAATCGATTCCTCATATCAAGATACATTTGTTCTACTTGAGCATTTTGCTCTGGAGTAATTTTCCCTTCTTTAA